AATTCCTTTTCAATTCCTTTTCAATTCCTTTTTAAATTGTTATATAAAAGCATAAGCAATAATTTTTTGATTATTCTTTTGTTAAATTAATTTTTTATTAATTAAATATAATAAATTAATAAAATTTTTTTGTATGTATAATTATATATAAACACAAAATGGTTAATTGGAATAGAATTTCGAGATTCTCTCAAAATAGAAACAAAAGACGTTCTTTAAGACGTGGTGGTGCTCCTCGCGAAGGCGTAGAAGATGAAGAGGCGGTTAAAGACCAAAGACCTACTGGTCGCGATGGTTCATTATGTTTAGGTCTCACAAATGAAAAGGATTGCGTAGGCACTCCTGTTATGAGAAAAACATGCCAATGGCACAAAGAATACGTTGACGCTAAACGTAAAAAACACCCTGCTCGTTGCCAAAGGAAAGCAAATACATCCGTTTTCTCTGAACAAGGACACGAAGATATGTCTAAATTTAGTAGGGAAGCACAAGCAAGATTTAAAAAAGATGGAGACCTAGCTATGAATGACTATGAAGATCCTGAAGAGTCAGATGACGTTGATTCTGATGAAGAAGGTGAAATGATTGAAATGGTTAACCTTGGCGACGAAACCCCCCCCGTCCCTAGAGGACAACCTAGCCCACAACCTAGCCCACAATTGAGACGTGAACCTCCTCCCAAAGTTAGTAAGGTTTCAAAAAGACAACCTACTCCTGCTCAATTAAGAAGAGCTCAAGCAAAAAAGTCTGGTGAAAAATATGTTCCAGTAATGAGTAGGAATGCTCCAATGGGTTGCGTTCAAAAAGAATACCCACGAGTTAGTGCTAAAGGTAAAAGTTTTGTAAGTCATCGTTGCGTAGACAGTAAAGATCCTAAAGTTAACGACAAGGTTAATTGTATGGTTAATCCTGAAACTAACAAATGTAAGAAGGTTGAAAGAGCCTAAATGATTTTATAAATTATTATATCATTAATGAACTTTTATGATGTTATCAAAAATTATTTAACTTTTGATAATTTATATATATTTTCTTATTTATAGTTGTGTAATTAAGAAAATATTATTTTAATAAGCGACACTTAAAATATAATTAATTTATTAATAGATTTTATTTATATATACAAAATGATAAATAGGATTCTACCTCTTGTTAACAAGACCCATTTTATTAGCTTCATAATTTGTAAGAGCACCAGCATCACGAGCACGAATTTGAGCATCCCGTGATGGATTTGCTAAATACCCAGAAGAATTAAAGGTATTTCCACCAAAGGAATATGCAGGACGAGATCCACCATAAGACCAGGTAGATTTAGGGGTAGGTTTTGAAAAGTTGATACAAGCAGAAAGAACAGGTTTGGAAGGAGGTACATTAACACACAATTGGAGAGTCATCAAAGTTTTTTTATATACATCATTAATTTTTTTATTTTTAAATCAATATTTTTTAATATATAATTATTATTTCTTTATAGATGGTTATGTCTAATCACATCCTCTAAATTGACCTTATGATAAAAATTTTAAATAATATAAATTAATTTATATATTATTTAAATTATTTCTATTGTATTTACCTATTTGATAATTTTAATTTCACGAGACGTTTTGAAGTGACTTCGGAAGGCACCAGCATTGTGTCTAAGTTTGAAATATCAGTATTCCTTAATGCTATATATTCAGGAGCAATCTGTATTTTATTTATCCAAATTATAAGTTCAGTTTCGTTTGAGAAATCTGGCATTTCTCCTATAGATTGTATAATATCTTCTATTTTTTTAAATATATGTAATTGAACTTCAAATTGTCTCGTTAATGCGATTTGTATAGGGCCGTCATCAGCCTCTCTTCTAAATGAACCTATAAGACTTTTTGTCTTTTTCATTTCAGAGCTCATAGGATTAATACCGTAGTATGTATAGAAATTATATATTGGAATTACGGTATCTTCAGTCATATTTGAAAATTCAATATCCGAATTTTTTTCATAAATTAAATGTATTAGTTCTCCAAAAAGCCTAGTTGGAAAAATATGAAGTGATTTTACTATTTTTCTTTCTGTGACACCCTCAACTCTAACTACTGGTGGTTTTCTAGGTTCATATGCCCAATTATCTTGACTGATAACTCTGTCGAGACATGTTTCTAACCTAAATGATGAGTCACTGAAAATATTATCATCGCGATTAAATACACAATCAACTGAACCCCTTTTAATAAGTGTTAGAAATTGATGTATAAGTTTATATTTACCTATAGTTATATCAAGTAACTCTTCATCACTTGTTTTAACATCTGATACAATACCAGCTGTAATTTGTTTTTTATTTCCAATAAGATTATATTTTTCAATAGTTTCCCAAGCTCCTGATTTTTGTTCATCCGTAAATCGACTTACATATTCGTAAACAGTAACATTTCGTTGATCTTCGGGAAGTTCTTTATGAGATTCAATTCTGCGAGCTCTTCCAATAACTTGGTCAACCCGAACTTTATTCCAATAGGGTTCCATTATATGTACCTGTCTAACATATTTAAGATTAATACCTTCAGAACCACTCGCAGTTGTTAATAAAATATTAATTATTTGACCAAATTTATTTTTATCAGACTTATATTCTCTTAATATTGTTTTTCTTTCTTCCTCCGTTTCAGTGCCTGACCATATAGCATATCTAGCTTTAAAACACCGATTTCTATTAACTTTAAACTCGAGATTAGATAATGCTAATATATCCTCATCGACTTCTATTACCGTTGCTGTAATCCATTTATTAATGTTATCATCATAGGGATTAACACGAACGGTATCCCCTACTCTAAACATATGTGTTTCTTTTTGTGGGTTAGATGTATTGAATTTTTCAAATCCATTATTTTTAAGGACTAAGGCAAATATTTCCACACCTTCAACCGATCGAAATTGTGAATATATAAAAACTAAACCTGGTGATAAAAAGATATTTTGTAACATTTTAGCAAATTTTGGAGATAATTCGTGTAGCCCCTCCGGATTATCATTAATGGTCAGATAAGTAGGATTATCCAAGTCTTGAAATAGTTGACGCAACGCAACCTCATGCTGTAATTCTGCTTCTTTATTCTGTGCTTTTACAAGTTCTTTACATTCTAAAGATGGTTGGTCACAATATTTTATTTTTAATCTCGGTCTAATAATAGACATAGGGAATGTAAATAAAAGTGCTTGACGACTTGTAACCTTAAAAGTTTTACTTACTTTACTTTCAATATTAAAGATTAATTCTGCTTTACTTTTTTTTCTATCTTGTTTTTCTCTTTCTCTTTCAATTACTCGCACATCATGATATTTAAACAATTGAGACATAGAAATATCGACATACTCTGGTTTTGTTTCATCGTATATTAATTTAGGAAATAGGGAATGATTATCTTCCAATCCAATTTTAAGATCATCTGAAACAATTTCATTATAAAAGCTAACTAATCCCATAATTCGATATAAAAATTCTTCTTGATTTCTAACTTTTGACGATGTTCTATCAATATATAAGTCATAAAACTCATCACGAGCTTTTTCAATATTTGTTTTAAATCGTTTATTTGAAGACTTCTCAACAAATATATCTGGAAAAATAGAATAATTTTGAATAGAAACATCATTATTTTGAGTATATCCTAAAGTCGCAATATCTCGCAAAAATCTAGATAGAAAGTCACTATCACTAATATTCATATATTGACTATCTTTTACTACAGTATTAACGTCCGTCGGACTATTTTTACGAAAACCATTAGGCATTCGTGTAATTCCAATGTTTTTATCAAGCAAATTTACTTCGTAACGGTCAATGTCTGGATATGTGGATAAGAAATTTGTTAAAACAGTTTGGTCAAATACTTCTCCCGTTTTTGTTTTTAATGGAATATGAATAAAGGTAGTATATCCTTTCAGCATATTAAATAAAATAGTTGATTCAAATGGTGAATTTATTATAGGAGTTCCACTTAATGCTACAATTTTGCAATTTTTTGAACGCATAAACATTTCATATAAAATGGTGCCATTATTAGAACCATTACAAATTTGGGACATAAAGTTGTGAACTTCATCAATTATAATTAGAGTATTATCAAATGGAGTAGGAATAGCATTATTTTTATCATAAATATATTCTAAAATATGATTTTTAAGTTCATTTTTTTCTTTTTTCGTTAGAGTATTTGCTTTAGTATTAGGAGGTTTATGTAATTTTTGTATTATAAGTGTCTCTTCAATTGTATCATATTTTGGGAATAATTCATCATGCCAGAGTTGTGTTAATGTTGTCTTAAATAACGATTGTCCACCATTATAGTGAATAAATTTATATTTATAATCCCTTAATGTATTACATATGCCCTCAATTTCTGTTTTTTCTTCAGGTGTAAATACATCAAAATTATTATCTAAATTCGTTTTATCGACAACCCAAAATCCAGATGTTCCATCTGGTCGATTTATATATAATTTTTGTAAAAGTCTTTTATCTTCTATAGGAAAACCCATATTACCTAATTCTGATAATTTACTTTCCAAATCTAAATTAGAAACATGATAAAAACACCAATGATTCTGTGTGTGATATAATGTATTACCTTTAGTAGTCATGTCATCTTTAAAATTATTTTTAATTGATTTAGGTAGAAATATATATACTTTTCTATCCATTCCTTCAGCAATATTAATACTACTTAATGTTTTTCCTGACCCCAATCCATAAAATAATAAGATTCCTCTATAAGGAGATTTATCTTGAATAAAATCACTAATAAATTGCTGATGTTTAAATAGATTAACTTTTTCAACAGTATTGGTGCTTTCATTATATTTATGAGTTTTTCCACGACTATTTAAATTATCGGTCACAAGAGGATTAAAGGTTTTTGTTACAAATTCCAAAAAATTACGCCTATTATCTAATGCCCAACTATTTGTTTCAACGCGTTTTTTTACATCCATATCAAATAATATTGGAACCTGGCATTGTCGTTCATTGTAATCTTTAATATTATCAATTAATATTTTTGCCCAACTAATTTGTTCATCAATTTGGGATTTATATTTATTATAAAATGCGTGTTCTTCTTTTTCAGTAACATCGGAAGCATTAGCCAAACTTTCATAATATTGAATAGCATTTTCATATTTGGCTATAGATAAAAGGTCATGATCAATAGCCCTATTAATATATATAATTTTTGAATATATATCTGAGGAAGTTTTAAATAAATCATAATATTCATTAGATATTTTATGGTCTTCAGTATAAATAGCCTTTATTGGATTTGAAGCGGGCAGTTTAAGTGTTAAGTCTTTTTCCATTTTATTAAAATATTTACCCTCTTTTCCTTTTTTAGAACTAAAATCATTAGGAAATGCTATTTCAACAGGAAATGTATCATCTTTTTTTGGTTTATAAATGCGAATACGAGTTGATATTTCCTTAATAATATCGTCTCTATCACTCATTATACTAATAGTATATATATATTCTCTTATTATATTTTTAACTAAATATATTATCATGAATAAATAAGAAAATTATTCATAATAATTTTTTAATATGTTTTGTTTTGTTTTATAACTTATAAGTATAGAAAAGGGCAATAAGTGCGAATATCAGTAATAAAATAATAAATAAATTAATTTTTTCTTGTGAATAATTTAGTATACCTACTGGATTTAAATTTTTATATTGTTGATTAAAATTATATAACAATATACTATGTCTATATTTATTATCTTTTTTATCTAACTTAATATTGGTTTTATAATTTAATTTATGTTTGTTATCATTTTTATTGTGTAATATGCTCTCTTTATTGATATTTTTATTTTGATTTAAAATTTTATTACTATTGTTATTAATATTTTGTAATTTTTTGGGTTCTACAGATAGATTATAATTATCAAAATATTCATTTGGACACTGTTGTATATCTACACCAGGAACACTATATCCATTCATAATTCCATAAATACTATCTGGATTAAGTTGAGATACATCATTTATTATTGATGGAACCAAGCCTTTCATACCTTTTACTCTACCAATTTTTAATCCAGGTGAATTATTAATATATATATATTTAGGTTTATAACATACATCGCCTATCCATCTAAACTTTTTATTATTACAATCACTTTGATTTGTTTCAGTTGATTTACAAAAACCAGTTTGAATAAAATAACTACTACTGTATTCTCCAGTAATTGGTTTATTAAAAAAATGATCGTCATATGGTGGTTTTTGATATACACCATCTTGCGTTAACCCCAAGCCATATTCTTTAGAAGTAATTAATTTACTTGATATCATGTCATTTAGTGCGGCGTATAATCCTTCTAATTCATTTCTATTTTTTGTTGGTTCATGTGATAAAATAGATATTTGTCTTTTTAAATCAAGAAATCTATCTTTATTTTTGTTATTAGAAGAAGGTTGATCAGTAATTCCTGCTACACTATTTGCGTCAGGATTTGGTGCTGTTAGAATACTTTCTATTTGTTTTATTATTATATCTATATTATTAATTAATTCTGATATTGAACCTCCTTTTTTTAATTTTAATACATCTTCAGGGTCATATCTATTTTTAACAAATTGTTTGTAATCCCAATCTTTATTATTCCATGGATAAACGGAATTTTTCATCCAATCTAAACGTTTCATCCATTGTTCTTTTGCTTTTTCACTACACCAATATGACCATTTACTAGGCAAATTATCACAATTTTTTAGATCATTTGATAATTGAGTATCTCTAAATATCATAATATATATATTATAATTATATTATCATATCTAATCATTGGGACGAAAGTATTTTGAATATCTTAAGTTATTCATATTATCATCATCAATTGGATTTAAAATAACATCATGAAAATTTTTTGATGAAACTAACATATGATCAATAAAATTAATACTGTACATACCGCATTCTGTATTTTTAAATTGGTGTTGAACATAATTTTCAAAAAGCTTAAATGAGCAATCGATAACAGTACATTCATCAGTAATATTACCATCTTCTAATTCAATAATTATTTTACCATTTTCATCTATGTTCATTGATCTAATGTTCTTATAAACACCATTAATGGAAAATATTTTAAGAGTAGACATAAATTTATTAATAGCTATTTTTATTTGACTATCTGCCCAATTTTCTGTAAATGTATTGGTATCAATCTTTCCGTCTTTAAAATTAGATAATAATTTATCAATATTGGGAACACTAGCATATCGCAATTTATTTGTAATATCAATAACACTAATTACTTGAGATAAAACTCTCTTAATTAACTCATCATTTTTTTTAATATTAAATTGCTTTGATTTCCATAACGACGCATTTTTTTTACGGAATGATGAAAACCGATATAACATAAAATGGTCATCGCGAATCATCCAATTACACAATTCTGATAATGGAAATTTAAAATGATTTGTATCAATAATATTATCGCTTTTTAAATTAAATTTAAATCTATAGTCAGTTTTTACTTTTATTTTATTTGATAACAATAGTTGGTCATATTGTGATGATATCCTCTCCATAAATTTTACAACTTCTTTTGGTTTACCGTTCGCTACACTATCATAATAATATGCTTCTCCTAATAATAAATCAGAAAAGAAAGCTACCCAATGACTTCCGCTTTGATTATGTTTATCTAAATTAAAAACAGCACCCAATTTTGTAATTTTAGTTTTTACCTGATCTTTTAGTTCAAGACTACACAAGTCTTCATCAACACATGCTTCAGAATATCCAAAATTTCCTTTGATAATGGTGTCAAAATCAATTGGCGAAACACTTAAAAAATGAAATTCTGGATATGCGTTTTCATATTGTGATAGACACTCAATAATATCAAGAGTATTTAACCAAGTATTTTTTTTATCTAACCAAGAATTAGGCACTACAGGTCTAAAACTTTCTTCAATTTCATCTCTATATTTAGAAAATATATTTGATTTACTGATACACCATTCTTCATCACATCCCGTTTCAGGTTTTAAAAATTTCCTTATTAAATCAATTTTCTTTTTATTAGATAAATGTGTATCAATATTTTGGTCAGGATATTGTTTATTATATTCATTAATAATTAAATCTAATAAGTTATTATTGAAACATGTTCCGTTGTCTTTATTATTTTTGGGAGAACAAAAAGACATTATATTTAATCAAAAGATATTTTACTATTTATATATTTTAAATTAATATATAAAGATTATCTCAATTTATAGTATATAATATTTTCATATGCCAACAACACCCCTAATGGATTCTGTTATATCATCCTTAAACACGACGATAGGTCAAGAATCTGACTTTAATACAAAAACTGATAAAATATCATCTAATAAAAATGGTATTAATAATAATGTAGATAAAGACAATAATATTGAATTTCTACTAACATCACTATATTTAAATTTAGAGCGTAATTATAGTAAAGCACTTATACAAGAAAATGTCGATAAATTTATAAAATTAATTAATGATTTGCCCGATAATAAGAAAGCGGAATACTCTTCTTACCTAATTATCTTATTATTTCACACAAGGGATATTCAAAATGGAAAAGGAGAGCGAAAAGTCTCGAGAGACTTATTTCTATGTTTATATCAATATTTTCCAAAAACACTAGAATTGCTTGTGAGTAAAATACCAGATTATGGTTATTGGAGAGATTTATCTGAAATACTTTTAGATATAAATACTGATTTACAGAGATATGGTGATCTTAAAAATATTATTCTAAATACATTTGTAGAACAATTACAAATTGATTGGGATAACTATGAACTATGGGAAAATGATAAAGCTACAGCATTATCACAGGGAAAAACATTTAATAGGGTATTGAATATTTCAATGTTAGCTAAATGGATACCAAAAGAAAATGGACATTATGATAAAAGAACAAAAGTAGCGAAAGATTTAGCAAAATTATTATTTCCTAATGAATTCAGAGTAAAATTTAATATCGCTTTGTCTAAATATCGTAATATGGTTGTAAAACTAAATGCGGCTATTAATACTACAGAAACATTGATGTGTGAAAAAAAATTTAGTCAAATACAATTTAAATTAGTTCCAGGAAAATGTTTAAATAAATATAAATGTGCATTTTTAAATATATTACCTAATTCAACTTCTATAGAACAAGTTCGTCATATAGATAATGAAGACCGTTTTACATGTCGCAATAATTATATTAATTACATTAGTAAAATGAAAACTAATAAAAATTTAAAAGTTTCTAGTAAATTATTTATTCATGAAATTGTAGAAAAACTTATGCCTGAGAATATATCAAAATTAAATAATGAGGAAATTATATTATTGGAAACATATTGGACAGATATTCATAATGAGTATAAAAAATTATTGGATGATAATAAAATTAATTTGTCGGAAGGTATAATACTTTCAGATATGAGTGGTTCTATGTGTGGTAAACCAATGTCGATTTCAATAGCTTCTGCTATATTTATATCATCATTTTTAAAGGAGCCATTTAATGATAGATTCATTAGTTTTGATACAAACCCCACGTGGAATATCATAAACAAAATGGATAGTTTAGTTGATAAAATCAATATGATAATTAAAACTTCATGGAGAGGTTCAACTGATTTGGAAAAATCATATAATTTAATTCTAGATAAAGCTATTATAAATAAATTAGACCCTAAGGATATACCTAAATGGTTTCTAATTATTACAGATATGCCTTTTTCAAAAGCAACAAGAAATGATCAATGGTCTAATATATATGAACATATAGAACAGCGTTTTATACAAATAGGATTAAATACAATTGGAAAACCATATACACCCCCTGAAATGATATATTGGAATGTGCGTGGCGATAATACACGATTACCAACATATTCAAAAGAAGCTAATTTGTTATTAATTAATGGATTCAATGTTTCAATATTTAAAGAAATTTTAGACAGACAAAATCTATCTAATATTACACCATGGTTGAATATAAAATGTTTACTAGATAATGAAAGATATGAACCTATTGTGCAGATTATTAGAGGTGCGTCAGAAACTCCATATTTTAGATATTATGCTATTAACCCAGACACTGAGGTTTTATGTGATACATCCAGTCCGAATAGTTCGTATAAATCAAATAATGAAAATAAAACTGGGTTTTTAAGTTATATCTCAAATTATTTTAGAAGTTAAATTTGTTATATTTTTTTAATATAGATTAACAAATATTATATACATATACAAATTATTGTATAGATATATAATATTTTAATAGTGTAATAATTTAATCAATTACGCCTTGTTTTTTTAAAACTAAAGCCATATTTAATAATGCGATGTTACAATTATTTAACATTTTTCCATCCCAATAAGGTCGATAATCTTCTACCCATATTTGTTTGCCATATGATTTTACACATCTATCACTAGTCACATCATCATCTATTATTATGTTTGGTGACGCTGTTTTATCAACTAATTAATTATTTATACCATAAAAAAATGATTTAAATTATCTGGTAGTTCAGTTTCTATAAAAATAGAACTTAATTGCATCCTTTTTATATTTCTTAAATTTTCATTTGCGTGATATAACCTTTTTTCAATGGAAATAAATTCATCATCATTAGACCCATTTGTATTATTTTTTTCAAATTCACCTAATTCCATACTAACCTTTTTAATGGTATGTTCATTTTTTATAATATCTTCATTTATAATATTGCGTTTGATAGCAGTAACTATTTGATGTAAAATATCTGTATTATCAATATAGAAATATATATCATCACTAGCCTCTACAATATAAAATGGAATATGATAATAATGTTTTATATTTAGTATGCCATCCATATTTATAGGATATTGGGTAAATGCATTTTTTTCACAAAATTTATAAATAATGGGTATATATTTGTTACTTTCTAATTTATAAAATCTTCCCATAATAATTTATTATGATAACTTTATAATATACAGTAAATTGTTATTTTTAAATATGTATTTTTCGGTAATTAATATATTTATGTTTTTATGTATCATTGCTATATTTTGTGTAATGATAAGTTATAAAAATAAAAAAAGGTCAGATATATTTTTAACACCAGCACAATTATATGAATATCTAATAAATGATTTTGATAATTTTTATAATAAATTAAAACCTATTGACCTTTTACTAAGAAATGTTAAAAATGTTAAGGAATATAAAGAAAATATATATAGTTCATTAGACGAATTTACGAATGATGAAATGATCAAATTAACTATTGCTATGGAAAAATGCGACAACTATTTAAAAACTATAAATAAACCAGGATTTGATGGAATGAAGTGTAGAGATATACCTTGGAAAATTGGATGTATTGTAGGAACTAAATATGAGTCTGGACTACCGCATACTCGTGGAGAAATAATTCTTTTTCCAAGATATAAACTTAGTCAGGACACAAATATATTTACGAGAACTCTAATTCATGAAAGAATACACATTTATCAAAAAAAATATCCAAATGATATTCATAAATACCTAAAACATAATGGATACAAACGCCATAAACCTATTAGTAGAAGTAAAACTAGGGCGAACCCAGATATAGATGATTGGACATATATCGATAAAGAAGGAAATATAATGTCTGCGGAATATAAAAAAGATGCAAAATCACTAAGAGATGTGACATTTTCACCAAAAAATACAAGTGAATATGAACATCCACTTGAAAAAATGGCTATAGAACTTGCAAGTGGATATTAAATAGTTAAATATATTTTATATTTTATGTTAGATTATTTTTCGTCAATAACACCACTATCTATAACTATAATATCATGAATTGGTTTATCATTATGATCAACAGGTATTCTTTCTAGTTTATATACAACATCCATACCTGAAACTACTTTACCAAATACAACATGTTTTCCATCTAAATGGGGTGTGTCTTTTGTAGTAATAAAAAACTGACTACTATTTGTGTCAGGTCCTGCATTTGCCATACTTAATATTCCAGCTTCAGTATGTCGTAATTTAAAGTTTTCATCAGGAAAGTTAGCACCATAAATACTCATACCACCCGTTCCATTTTTTGCGGTTATATCTCCTCCTTGTATCATAAACCCTTTTACTACACGATGAAATGGTATCTTTACATATTTTTTATCAACACATAATCTTCTAAAATTTTCAGCAGTTTTAGGTACAATATTTTCAAATAGTTCTATTTTTATTCTACCATAACCTTTGATATCTAAATATACAAAACGGAACTTTTTATTTTTATTTTTGAAATTTTCTTGTTCTTTAGCAAGCTGTATATTTTTAAAGTTTTCTTGTTTTTTTTGTCTAGCAATTTCTATTTTCTTTAATTTATCTCGATATTCTTTTTCAATATCTTCCATATTTTCTTGTATTATTAATGCTTTATTCTTAAGCAATAACTCATTATTATATTTGGTATATGATAAATATGCTATTACCAAAAATATACACAACATTATTAGTGTAATAGTATTTATCTCAAACATTTGTTTGGATATATACTATTTTTTGAAAAAAATAATAATAAAAATTCATAGTAATTTTTTATAATACTAAATCATATATATGGGTAAATATATTGTTGATCAATATTCATTATTACATTTTACAAGTGGTATCATGTGTCGTTACTTAAATTTCAGTTTTACCTTTTTATTAATATTTCATATTATTTTTGAATATATTGAAAATACTAAAAATGGTATGTATTTTATATCTAATTATTTTACTTTGTGGCCAGGTGGAAAATTTAAATCAGATACATTTATTAATAGCTTTAGCGATATAATTATTAGTTTAATAGGTTGGATTATTATGGATAATCTTATTAAAAATGATTTTGAAAAAATAGGAACCGAGTTTTCGCTGGGAGTTCTAATTTACTTTTGGTTATATCCAAAACATGGATTTGCTATATGTATATTGTTAGCATTTATAATATATAGTATGTATAAATATAATATAATTTATGGGTTTATATTAACTTTAATACTTGATAAATTATGTTTGCATTATGGATATTATCAAGCACATGTTGTATAATTTATTTTGTATTATATCCACTACAATAAGAACATTTTAAACCAAATGGATGATAGTTAACATCAAAATTCTTATTACAATCATTACAATATGCATTAATTATTTCCTGATTTTCTAAACTAAACTGTGATATTAATTTATCTATATTTTCTATATATTTTAATAGTAATTCTCCATCAATTATTGTTTTGCGACATAAAGGACATCCGATAGACCTTTTCATCCATTCTGTAGCACAATCTAAATGTAAAATATGTCCACAAGGTAATGAGAAATATGATTTAGTAGATGTAAATAGGTCTTGACTACATATCACACAATCAATTTTTGCTATATCAGAATTACACTTATGACTATCTTTATTTTCAATATTATAACAAATACCACATATATCGCAATGGTGAATTGTGTCTTTATTACCAATACGGCAAATTTTACATTTTGCGCAATGAAATATATCGGTTTTTTTATCACATATATAAAGTCGACATATTTCACAATAGTATTCTCCAAATTGTATTTCACATCCTATACATTTATTTGATATGGGTTGTTTTAAAGAACAATTATTGCATACTATTTCACATATTTCAAAACGATTTATTTGATGGTCTACATAAGTATCATCGTGGCAAAATCTACATCTAACTATATTCAGACAACAAGGAGAAACAAATTGACATCCTCTGGTATAATGTCCACAATTTATATAATAAGGTTGCATTACCAATTTTATAATTATTATTGCTTTTATTTTTTTATAGTCTTATTTCATTTTACCATAAATTCTTAATTGATTTATTATTTAAAAGTTACTATTATTTATTCGTAGAATTAGAATTATTATATTATTTTGTTAAAATAGAAAACCATATGTAATACGATACAATAAACTAAAAATATAGTTATAATAATTCATTAATAATAAAATAAAATTGATTTTTTTTGTATCAATATAATAAAACTACTTAAGAATATTCCCATACTTTAGAATAGGTATGTCATACAAATTAGCTTCATTGCTTTTCCTATGTTATGCTTTTGGTTCACTCCAAAGCATAAATGCTCTTAATTCTGATGATTTAATTCAAGATGATGAAAATCATTATAGTAGAAATCTTTTAATAACAGCCCCCATTGCGTCACTTATAAGTCAGCGGGCCCAAAGTAATGATAAAAGTATTGCAAATAAACTAGAAACTGAGTTTATGAGCTGGTTAACTAAACCAGCTGGACAAGACGCAATGCAGTTTTGTAAACAATTTAGAAATAAGTTAGATATTTATCAAGGTTGTCTTGAAGATATCAAAGTTACGGGAAGTAAAGATATAGCACTACAAGGTGCTTTAGCAGAAGAAGAATTTAGAAGTAAAAGTAAAATGTCTACGAGTCGTAAATTCTGCGTTGCTTCGGGAGACCCACATTTTACTAATTATGATGGTGATTATTTTCATCTTCAAGAAAAAGGTATCTATACATTAATGAGTGCTGATGGTTTTGAAGTGCAGGAAAAGGTAAGAAAAAATGGTCAAGATAAAGTGGGAGTGCCTTCATGTCTAACTGGTCTTGCGGTTAAATACAATGGTATTATAACAGTAGAAGTTAATGCTGAAAATGTGAGACAAGTTATAGTTAATGGTATATCTGTTGATTTACCAAGAGATTTTACTATGAAAACAGGTGGTCTTGAGGTAAGATATGGTAAACAAACTGTGGAATGGCGTGGAGCTAAGTCTACAGCTTTAGGCACTAAGATTGTTGCGCCAAATGGATTTGGTGTAATGGTTATGGGAGGATACTGTGGAGTTGTCGAAATTAATGTGCCACAAAACTACTTTAATAATGTTTCTGGTATTTGTGGAAATGCCGATAACAAAAGAGATGTGAATGATTATAAAAATCCTGATGGACAATTGATGAATGTAAATCGTGGAGCGAGAAATTGGGAAATGTCTGGATATTATGGACCAACTACCCCCCTATCTAAATGGCAATTAGCATGGAAGCCTCTTGGGTCAGATTGTTTCTTCCAAACAGGTTGTGAGCCAGCGACATCAACAAGAACACTAACAAGTGCTAGAAGAGTATCTTCCCCTCCTTCAAGGGCGGGTCCAAAACCAGCTCCAGCTCCAGCTCCTAAACCAGCTCCTAAACCAGCTCCAGCTCCAGCACCTAAGGCTGCTCCTGCTCCAGCTCCTAAACCAGCACCAAAGGTAGCTCCTAAACCAGCTCCAGCTCCAGCTCCTAAGGCTGCTCCTGCTCCAGCTCCTAAACCAGCACCAAAGGTAGCTCCTAAACCAGCTCGTAAACCAGCTCCTAAACCAGCTCCAGCTCCAGCTCCAGCTCCTAAGGCTGCTCCTAAACCAGCTCCTAAACCAGCACCAAAGGTAGCTCCTAAACCAGCTCCAGCTCCAGCTCCTAAGGCTGCTCCTAAACCAGCTCCAGCTCCAGCTCCAGCTCCAGCTCCTAAGGCTGCTCCTGCTCCAGCTCCTAAACCAGCACCAAAGGTGGCTCCTAAACCAGCTCCTGCTCCAGCTCCTAAACCAGCTCCAAAGGTGGCTCCTGTTCCATCTCCAAAGGTAGCTCCAGTAGTATCATCTCCGAAGTCACCATCTAAAGGAGATCTTATTGATTACCCAATAAAATTGACTTGTGATAATAATTTTAAGCTTTATGTAAACGGAAAGTTTGTTGGTTCAGGCGATAACTGGAGAAAAGTTTATTCATTTACACCAAAAGTTCAATTAGGTGTTGATACTATTGCTATTGAGGGACATGATGTCGGTGGTCCAGCAGCATTCATCGGTATTTTTAACAATATTAATTCAAAACCATCTAATTGGGTATGTAAAGAATTTCAAAATTCTGTTCCTACAAGTAATTGGAACTTGAATAATTTTGATGATAGTAATTGGAAATTGCCTGTATCATACGGAAAAAATAGTGATAAAAATACTATTTGGTATAATGTAAATGGTGGGTCTTTGTCTGCTTTATCAGGTGATGCTCAGTGGCTTTGGACTAATAACTATGATAATCATGACCATGTTTACTGTCGTATGAATCAAGCAACCTTAAAAGAAAGAACTACTCCTATTGTATCCCCTTCACCATCCAAAGATAAATCCGAAACTGTAAAGGTATCCCCTTCACCATCCAAAGATAAAACAGAAACTGTAAAAGTATCCCCTTCACCATCCAAAGATAAAACAGAAACAGTAAAAGTATCCCCTTCACCATCCAAAGATAAAACAGAAACGAAAAAAAGTGGTTCGTCTGAATCATCTTCATCATCATCATGGTTTAAGTCATGGTTTTCATCAGAACCATCTAAATCAACTCCATTACCTTCTGAAAAACAATCCGTAAATACAAATATTAAACATCAACCAGGATTTGCGACTAAACCTATACATGAACCGTTTGTGTTTGATAAGACAGGATTAACCTCTCCTTCATCAAAAAAGATTAGTAATATGACCCATCACCTTAATCTAAAAAATGCTCATCATAATGAACTAATTAAAAATCTAATGGTTCTTAGAACTGTGTCTAATTCTACCAAAGCTTGTATCGCCAGTAATTTATATGTGAGATATGACGGTAAAGGTTCAGTTTATATAGCTGGAACAGATTTAAATAATAAGGTTCATACAAATCGTCAAGACTGTAAAGGAAACATCGAGGGTCTACAAAAAGTTATTCAATTTAACCATAATGATGTTAGCTATTTTTCGATTGATGTTGAAAGTTTATTTGAAGGACATCTTGATTGTGGTGGTTCTGCTTTTTGGAACGCACAAAAACAACGCGAATTTACACAGAAATGTTCTTGGAATTCGTTTGGAGCAAAAAATCCAATCGTAGTTACGAAAGTAACACTATACACTACTCCAGTTGCTGTAGAAAAAGTAGAAGAAATTCTACGCAACGACCTAATGGGACAATGGTATTTACTGGCTAATCACAAAAATAATAATAAAAATTCAAGGCAATGTTTGATCGCTACAATTTTTCGCCATGATAGTAATTTCTATATGAAACATTCATATAATAAGGGCAAACAAACATATGTTATTAAAGACCACCCTATTCAATCTTTTGCTATAGATAAACAGTTATTTAAAATGGATGGACAAGTATATTCATATAAACTAGTAGAATTTAAAACTCCAAAGGGTAGTGAACATATTCTCCATTTGAAAAATGTTAACAATGAAAAAGATGATCGCATATTTGGTGATAAAATATATACTCGAAATGCGATTGAAAAAATATTGAAACTAAAATATAATAAATTAAGCCCCATCGAGCAAAAATGTTATACTGATTAATAATAGTTACAATTAGATTAGTAATTTTTAAAAAAAATTTTATATTGTTTAATCAATAAAAAATTTTTTTGTTTTTTGTGTTTGTTTTAGTTTTCAATTATATCTATAATATTAAAATTAGTAAACAACTATTTAAATGTATTTTTTTGAAGCAGACCTAAGTCTGTGTTTAATGGCAAGAGGACTAAAAATCTGATTTCGTCCACGGTCAATAATTTCAATATTCTCAACGCAAACACGACGATACTTACAATTTCCAACACTTACACGTTTACTTGGTGAAGTGCATCTATGATTATCATATTTGTTATTTGATTCTTCAGTAGTAATAATATCATAACGCTTCTGGCGAGTGTTAACAGTCATGCTAATTTATTTTAATAATTATTAATAAACATATTGTTAAACATAAAATAATATTTCAAATTTTTTTATATTATTTTATGATATTAAATAATAACATACTCTGGTTTTTTTACTAGAGTAACTTTACCAGGAACATTTGTTCTACGAACCTTTGATAATTCTATATATTGAACTCTAACCCGACGCATATCTTTTAATTTTGAGTGCTGTTTTACTATAGATGCTACATAATTTATTGCGTCTTTTGTGGGCTTATCTCCATAAATTGATGTTAAAATTCCATGGGCACTAGGCATACCATCAAGATGGAACCATAACGATTTTTGTGATGATTTTTTTACAAGTTCATCATTTTCCATTTGATTTCCTCCAACTTGAATAGTATATTTTTCATTATAAATCTCATTATGCATTATTATTGTGTTTTGCTTATTATATATGTATTGAGAATAAAAAATAGTATCAACTTTTTAATTTATATTATCATAATAATAGTAACACATACTATATGGAAAACCATTAAATTCACAAGCACCAGATCGTGTATAAGCACCCATATTTTTTACAAATACCCAATCATTAATATCACTTAGTGGAAATAAAATATTATTAGCTATAGTATCATAACTATCGCAAGTCGGTCCAAAAAAGATTGAAGGAAATAAACCACTTTTTCTATTATAAACAGGATATATATTAATTTTAGCATAATCACGTATGATATTGTTTAAAGACCCATATATCCCATCATTTAAATAGTATTTTACTATTCGTGTATCGCTCTCCGAACTTGATTTTTTTCCAATAATATTAAGAATAAGGCAATGGCTAGTTTCTACAAAATATCTGCCTGGTTCACTAATTACATGTGTGGCTGTATATTTATTTGTTTTTAGAAATAACGTATCTATTTTATTATTAATTATATTATGATATTCTTTAGCAGTTTCATATGTAAATCCTCCACCTATATCTAAAATATTTAATTTTAGATTTTTTTCATAAGCTAAATCAAATACATATCGTGCATCATCCAAAGAAGTCAAAAACGCATTAACATCAGTTGTATTGCTACCAACATGAAAACTAACACCTACTAAATTTAGTTTTAACTCCTTACATAGGTCAATCGCTATTTCTATTTCATGTTTTTCCATACCAAATTTAAAACTTAGTTTAGAAGATGCGTGTATATCATTTGTTTTAATGCGTAATATTATTTTCGCTTTAGGATAATATTTTTTAATTTTGTGTAATTCTTCAATACTATCAAAAGTCATCAGTTCAATATTATATTCTTGGGCAAACAATAGATATTCAATTGATTTTACAGGATTAGCATATATAATTTGAGATGGGTGTGCACCTGATTTAAGAGCCAATTTTATCTCTCCCATACTAGCACAATCTACATTACAACCCTTTGATACTAACAAAGAAATAATTCTCATATCGGGATTTGATTTTATGGCAAAATAGGGTTTAATTTTCGGAAAAAAAAGTTCCCAATCATTATATTTGCGTATTATATCACTTAAATTAATTAAATAAAATGCCTCGTGATTTATTATTACTTTTTTAATATAATAATCAATAATCGTATTGATATTATCAGTATGAAAAGTTGGTAATTTAATCAATGAGTTGGTAGAAGTTTTAAATAATTCATAAAAAATTTCAACTAATTTTAAATTCATCAATTCTGGATGATTAACTAGTTTTTCTTTTTGTAAAACAATATCGGCTGTTGTATCAGTTTTTTTAATTAAATTATGTATTGTATCTCCAATAGGTTTCAATAAGTATTGAACATAAATATCCATGTCATCTATTTTAAATATATCAATTTTATTATCAGAATTATCTCTAAAAATATTACTATTCATATATAGTATTATTATATAAGATTTATATATTGAAATTTTAAAAAATCTATTTTATGTTTATCTTTTCATAGCATTTTTTGTATTTTTTTAATATGAATGTTCTTTTGTGTTTACGATTAGACACTAAATACGCACGATGTTTCTGCTATATTCAAACACAGATGTTTATAGAATGGACAGCTAGTCTAAATTTATCTTAAGCCAGACAATATTCTATTCTTTTTTATAATTATTTTAGACTTTACCTTTTAGAGTTTGAAGTTTCCTAAATTAAAGTAATTCATATTAAATTTATGAATTAAATTAAATTTTTAATTTACTTGCTTATATAATCAATCAAATTATATACTATAAATAAGCAAAATAATTATCTAACTTGTTTATTTTAGATTACTCACATTATAAATATTCTACAATTTATTGATGTGTAAATTATAGAATAGCTATATATTTATCAAAGATGTTTAATTTATCTATATTCTCCTGCGGTAAGAGCGTCTTCTATTTTGTCTAGAACGTCTTCCAGCCTGTTGACCCGCACAAGTAGTTCTTACGTTAGATATCACCTCATCATCATCCGTTTCATTGGAAACTTGATTTACAACCTCATTCAATGATGAAAAAGAACATACTTTACAAGCATCCGCATATTTTTTATAGTAAACTTCGGCATTTTCAAAACTTTGCATTATTTCATTATCACTATCGTCAGAATCATAACTCAAATTTGAACTTAGCCAATCATTTTGCTTAGAATGTTCAGGAAATTTATTTTTAAGTTCTGATATCTTACCCTTCAAATTGTTGTTTGCGTGTGCCTCCCTAAGAACCATCAACAGAACCTCCCACAAACCTGTGTCCAATATTTTTAACATTTCACAAGCATTTTTTAATTTAGTATTTGTGCATGCTTCAGGTATATCATTAAAAGTTTCACGGATTGATGGCGCATCCATTTCATTAAAATCATATATTTTACACAATGATTTTGTAAATTCTTGGGCTTCTTCATCATTTATGCTACCAGCATATTGTTTTTTTGATTTTCTCTGAATTTTTCTGTTAAATCCGTTTTTTGGCATTTGTGGGTATTTATATTATGAATGAAGAATTTATTTTATAATAAATTGAAAATGTAAACGCAAATGCTGTTGATTTCATTGGAAACGGAGATATGTTTACACTAATATTTAGCTATAATAAATAAGGGCTATGAGTAAGATGTTCACATCAAATGTATTTATCATTACTAAACTATTTACAGCAAAATATTCAATTGTTAATGATGTTACTCTATTTCACCAGATCAACTGAACTGTATCAGCTAATTTGTTAAATAATGATTTATTTATTAAATAGTCAAAAGCATTTTGAAATTATTTAAAAACATTAATCGTTAAGTAAAACAAAATAAAAAATTGATATTATTATATTTCAATATACATATTAAATTATATTATGCACCATTCAGAGAATACACAAATTAATTTACAAACCATAAAAGCCGATAATATAGAAAATACTAAAAAGAAAACATATGTAATTAATATTATAGGTGGTCCAAGTATTGGAAAAACTACTATTTCTGCCTTATTATTTGCTAATTTAAAGATTAAAGGTTTTGTTTGTGAATATGTGCAAGAATTTGCAAAAAAATTAGTATGGTTAAAAGACTATGATACCCTTAATAATCAGTTTTTTGTTAGTAAAGAACAATTTACTCTTTTAAAACAAATAGATGGTCATGTTGATTTTCTTATAACAGATGGACCTCTAATTCATGGTATTTATTATAATAAATATAACAAAGACAATAATAGTAATGTTGATAAAGTTGAAAATTTTATATTAAGTTCAATAAAAAAATTTAATAATATAAATATTGTATTAGACCGTGTTGATAGGGATTATGAAAAAGAAGGTCGCATTCAAACAGAACAAGAGGCTAAAGATATTGATGTTATTCTTAAACATATATTAAGAGTAAACAATTTTAAATTTTCTTGTTTTTCTGCTGAACCAAATGAAATTGAAAATATTGCTAATGAAATTATTCGAATATCTAATATACTAAAGTAATTCATTTATGTATTTAATATATTAAGAATTTGATTTTGATTTTTTAATTGATTTTGTTTTTTTAATTGATTTTGTATTAAAGATAAAATCTACTATTTATAGTAATAAGTAAAATGTTAATTAAAACTTTAGGAAATAAAACACTATTTTTATCTAATACTAATCTCAATAAAATAATAGATATAAAACAAAAAATATTTGATATTGCTGGATTTCCTATAATAAATCAAAAATTATTTTGTGAAACAAAATTATTAGAGGATCATAATGATATAAGTATCTATAAAATAACTAATATGTCTACTATACAAATGTCGTTATCATTAAATGGTGGTGGTAAAGGGGCTGTAAATAATCGTGGTCGACATGACGTTAATGTTGGAAAACGTGAGCTTGTGCTAGCGAAAGAAGGTGAAACAGTATACGCAATTGTAAAAACAATATGTGGAAATAAAAGAGTAATTGTTATTCGTATTGATAATGGCGCAACAGTAATTGGTCGTATATCTGGAAGTATTCACGCATGGGTTAAAAAGGATGATGTTGTGCTTGTTGGCTTACGAGATTTTCAAGAAGATAAGGTTGATGTTATTTGGAGATATACACAAGAAGAAGCAAGAAAATTATCTCGTGCTGGTTATATTCCTCAAAACAGTGTAATTAATAAAAATACAGAAAATGACCTTGGCGGTAATATCGAATTTTGTGATAAAAATACAATAAATAAAATGGATGATGATGCAGATGATGAACATGAACATATAAATAATGGTCAATATTCCCGTCGTTATGATATGCCTGAATCAGATGATACTTCGGAAGATGAAGAGCCTGAAGAATCGGAACAATCTAAATTTTCAGATAATTTGTCTAAAAATGTAAATGATTATAGTAATACAAAAAAACATAACGATAATATTGATATTGATAGTATTTGATTACTGATTCAATATCCCAACTTAAATTATTTAGCTGTTATAATTATTAATAAAAAAGTATTTACTTATAGTAAGTAAATTTAAATTTACCCATTACATGCTCAGACATATTTGATGTTTAAATAGAAAAATAAAAAAATAATTAATATAAAATTGTAATTAATAAAATATTTGTAAATAAATAATTTTAAGAGTCTGGAAAGTTTAAAATTCCATAATATTTATTTTTAACCCTTACAGCGTCAACCAAATTGTGTATTTTTCAGAATAAAACTAAATATTTTATTATTTTACAAGCAGATAATAATAAAATATTCAATAAATTGGTAATTTTATAAAAGTCTAGGAAA